TGCGGTTTGTCTAAACACTTAATCCTTCCTAAAAATGAAAGACACTTTATTCACCAAGCTTCAAAATTTTCGAGGAGCACTTAATAACTCTGCTCTTGAACGTGAGCACATTATCGATGGTCTTTTAGCAACACTTCTAAGCAAGCAAAATGCGTTCTTGTTGGGTGTTCCTGGAACAGGTAAATCAGATCTTGTTAGAAGTATCTGTAAAGGAATTGTCGGAGCAAATTACTTCGGTTATTTACTGACTCCAACAACAGATCCGTCTGAAGTATTTGGTCCTGTTGCTGTAACTAAACTTCTCAAAGATGAATACACACGCGACATAGACGGTTACTTACCTAGCAGCCACATTGGATTTTTGGATGAACTCTTTAGAGGAAGTTCGGCAATCTTAAATTCACTACTAACTTTGCTGAATGAACGTACATTCAATAACGGCAAAGACTTAGTTCAAACCCCAATTCAGTCCATTATTTCTGCTACAAACAGTTGGCCCGATGAGGAATCTCTACAGGCATTTGCCGATAGATTTCTATTCCGCCCCACGGTTGATCTTCTCCGTAAACCTGTATCTAAACGAAAGCTAGATGAATGGGCACTAGGTTGTAACGAACGACCGCAAGTTGGGGAGCATATTACACTTGCTGAGTTACAAGATCTACAAGAATCTGCTCAAACAATTGAAATTTCAGAAGAGTTTCTTGATCGGTTCAGTAGTGTCTGGGAAATGCTTGCTAACCGCAACATTTTTATTAGTGATCGTCGCCGCGTACAAGTGCTTAAGTTTCTAAAAGCTTGGGCAATAGTGCAGGGTGACGATAAGCTTTATCCAGAACATATGCACAACAGTTTGATACATATTGTTTACCAAACTAAAGAAGATCAGGAGGTAATCTTGGAAGTGTTAGATCAGGAAGTTCCCACGGCGGATCATGTTTTCAGTGACGCTAAGCGGGCAGCAGCTGGAATAGTGGCTGAATATACAAATCTGCAACATAAATTCCAGGCAAAAGGATTGGGAGAGTTAAATGAGTTTGTTACTCTATTGAAGAAATACCATAGAGATATGACAACTGTACGAGATAAAGTTGGTGAGATACTTGATGGAACTCGATTCCGCATGTCAATTACTACTAGATCTAAAGGTGTGAAACTTCAGCAAAATTTACAAAACAACTGCAATACACTTACACGGGCTATTAGTGACTTTAGTAAAGAGTAATCAAATGAACCTCACAACGCACTCCGAGATTATTCGTTTAATTGCTAACGAACCTCTGACTCTTTCATGCTCAGCTTTAGCCGATTTTTTGTGGGAAGACTTTATTAGGGATGCACGTCCCTCAGTAACTTATTTGATTGATTCCTATAACATCAAACAGTTATCTCGTTTTGGCAAAGAATTATTTGAAAGATTATATAACGGTGACAATGTTAATTGGTTAGTAACTGAAGATGACTACGAAGATTATTTTAGAAAGATGTGTGACGGGGATACCAAGGCAGTGCCACGCGGGTTTAAACCGGAGAACAGTATCTGGTATGCGATCATGGGAGACTTAAGTCAAGCGGCTGCGTGGCCAACCCTGCTTCATAGGAGCATCGGTGACCAGTTTAATGCGGGTAATAATGCCGTTAATATTCTCAACGAACTCTCAAAAGTTATTACTGAAGCTATTGAGCAAGGTCAATTTGACGTACAGCTCTTAACTGACGCTGGTAAAAAACTAAGAGAGCTACGGGAACAGTTCCAAGAAGCTCAAGCAAAGGGTGATAGGGCGGAAGCAGAGAAACTACGGAGAGAAGGAAAAGCTCTGGCTCAAGATATATCCGATGCGGTAGAAAAAGCGAGGGATAAAATTCAAAGTCAGTCACATAAAATTATTGATAAGGCTCTTGAAAATTGTCAGGAAACAAATGATGCTGTTGAAGCACTTCATGGTAGCCAAGCGGGTGCAGGCTCACACTCACTAGACCTACAGGAAAAGAAAGATCTAGCGAAGAGTTTAAGTTATAACAAACAACTTCAACAATTAATTAAAAAATTAGGTGCTCTTCGCCGTATTTGGCAAGAACGGAAACGAGCAAGAAAAATTACAGATAAATACGAATCTATTACGGGGGCAAAATTTAGTGATGATGTCCCTAAAGCTTTCTCTAGTGAAATTGCATTAGCTGGCACTGAGCAAGGTCGTGCGCTCTTTGCCCTCAAATATTCTCAGAAAACTCTTTTAACAAAAGATTTCACAGCACACCGTAAGGACATTGGTAAAGGACCGATAGTTATGTACATCGATGTATCTGGTTCTATGGGAGGAGAGCCTGAAATTTGGAGTAAAGCTATTGCTTTTGTTATTGCTGAGCAAGCTCTTAAAGAGAAACGTAGTGTTCAAATCTACTTATTCGATACACGAATTGAAGGTTCAGTCACGCTTAGTGCTGACCGGAATAATAATTTAGAACTACTCGACTTTGTTGGCACCTGGACACTAGGTGGAGGCACTAGCTTTAACGCGGTGCTTGCCCACGCTCTAGATAAAGCTAATATTAAAGAGAGAGCAGATGTTTTGATGATTACTGATGGACACAGTGAAGTACATGATAATTTTATTAATCGTTTAAACAAGTTCAAACAAACTATTGGAATGCAGTGGAGCACAATTTGTGTGAACTCTACAACGCCTGCTGTTTGTAAAATGTTCAGTGATGAACTTTACTCTGTAAACTTAAAGAATCAAAATGATACAGTTGATGTCATACAGAGGTGCTTACGCTAGTCGGTAATACAGTTACTTGATCTTACTCTTCGACATCATCGGCACATGGATCCCCAGCAAGAAATTTTAAAGATATACGAAGAGTATTCTTTGCGTCAAAAAGTTAAAATTGGTAGTTTAAATACCCTTAGTGATAAAGATCCTAAATTTGGAGATTTGTTTTTTGATACAAGTTCTAATACACTTCACCTTTGTCAGGGCAGGATTAATGGGCAGCCACGGTGGGTTAAAATTGGAGACGAACACTCTAAGCACATGCTCGAAAAACTCAAGTGAGTCAGTTAACGAGACTTGAATGTGCTGAAACTGTTGCCCAACTCAGATATAAATATGATCCGCAAAATATAAATTATGAAGTTTTAGGTAAGTGGATATTCAATTGTCTTTTAGGATCGCTTAATAGCCCTGAATACGAATCTAAACCAGAAACTTTGTATCTAGATTGTTTATTGGATTACCATCCTAAGTTACTCTTGTTTAGCATTTATAAAAAACCTAAAAAAGATGCAATTTCAGAAGGAGATGATGACTGTTCCTATGACGTATCTATATTTGCAGGTCTTCATTTTGAACAATTATTTGGTTCAGCAAATATAGTTCAGTTAAAGAATGCAATTGTGCTTTCACCCGCTGATATTACTGACGTTAGTAATTCCGTTCGAGAGGAAATACATGACTGGTGTAGCAATATTGAAGAAATTTTCCATGCCTTACATACTATATAGTAAGCTGTAGCATAGAAAGATTAAGAAACTGCTTGCCTACTTGCTTTTCGTACAAAGTCCTTTCTATCTTGAGTTGGTCATTTCTTTCTGACATGAACTTTCAATTCTGCCTTAAGGGTACCCCAATCGACCAGAACGAAGCTGCTGCTTTGATGACGGCGACGAGGGGTGCCAGCAAAAAGCCCCTGAATATTGAATTGTCCAATCTTTTGGATTTCAATACCGTAGACAGCAAAAAGCTATTTGAACTTGCTGTTGAGAACAACAATCAAGCTTTGGCTTCCTTAGCTTGGAAGGTGTCAGTCGATCAAAAGCAGCAACTCCCTCAGCTACATAAAGTAATTTCCCCGAAATCGGTGCGGGTTACTCCAGTCCATAAAAACCATGATGTGGTTGAGCTTATTGACAAGATGGTTCAGTCCACGGCATATCCTTTTGTAGGAGCTGCGATGATCCTGAAAGCTGCTAGCGATAAAGAGTGGATTACTCTTCGTGAAACAGCTTTGACTTTTGCTAACAGCATGTGGGTTATGCCTACTATTTCACGCAATTCTCGATTCTTTCGTGGGCTTGCGATGGAGAACGGTAAGCTTACGACTCTTAATCAAAGTGCGGGTGTTCCCCGTCGGATGACTTTCCACGTGTCGCCGATCTACCTCAGCCTCAGGGAAGGCTTGGTCTTCTGTACGAAAGAAGGTCTGGTTGAGCAGCGTCAAATGCACTCAACGGGCTGCACGGATAAAGAGAGAGTCGTTTCCAAGTCGATCTCGAAGATGAAGCGCATGTACTACAAAGTGCGGTTGACGGCCAAAGGTCGTGAGCTGTGCGGTCACTGGGGCGATATGGAGCACTACATCACGCAGCAATTCTCCCACCAACTGGATCGCGCAAGCTGATCCATCTGAGCTAAAACAGAGTAGAGTGCGTCATCGAAAGGTGACGCACATTTTTTTATCCTTAAAATGAACTTAATTTTTGTTGACTCCGATAAAAAGTGTGCAGAAGTATTACCTGCTTTACTTAAATACGAGAAGATTGTTCTAGATACAGAAACAACTGGATTAGACAGTTGGATAGCAAAAGTACGCCTTATTCAGATTTGTTCTGCTTTAGTTGAAGATATAGATGATCCTGTTTATGTTTTTGATGTTTTTAAAATTGATACTACCGAACTATGTCGTTACATTGAATCTAGATCCACGCTGATTGCACATAACGCAAATTTTGATTTGCAGTTTTTACACTCTATAAACTGTGATTTTAAGAATAAAATTTTCTGTACTTACATTGCTGAACGTGTGCTGCGTGCTGGGTTTAAAGAGAAACGCATAGCTCCGCAGACAAAGAAACCTTATTTTGCTGATGTCTCCTGCGGCCTGAAAGCTGTAGCTGCACGCCGACTGAGTTTAGAACTTGACAAAGAACAACAGGTTTCAGATTGGAGTGCTGACCCATTACTTGAAGAACAGTTAATTTACGCCGCAAAAGACGTAAAAATTCTTCCGATTATTGCTAAACAACAGTTTGAAGAATTAAAAGAAGAAGGTTTGCTAGAGCTGTATTCGATAGAAAGTAGGTGTATAAGACCCGTATCTTTAATGTGCCGGCGAGGTTTTAATATTGATTTGGAAAAATTAAAAACTTTAAAAGTAAAAACAGCTGAAGACCTTGAGAAACGAACCTTACAGTTTGTCGAAGATTTAGATGCGCGTCTACCTGATGATAGGAAACTTCCAAGAGATCCTGAAGGCAGAATTGCCGTAGGTAAAAAAGCTAAAAAAGAATTTAATCCTGGATCGACTGCTCAGATTGTTTCCACTTTCACATCCTGTGGGATTGCACTACCGCTTGATGGTGTCACAAATAAACCCACGCTGAATCAAGTTGCTTTATCAGAATTTGACAGTGACGATCAAACGTTACGTTTGTATCGCGAACGAGCCAAGGTTGAAACGCGATTAGAGCATGTAAATAAACTGATTGACAACATTAACCCGATTTCACAACGCATTCATTCCGGTTACAACCAATTCGGAGCAAATTCAGGGCGTTTTACCAGCAGCGGCTCCCCAAAGGTTGCTAAAACCAAACAAAAAACAGTTTTTGGGGTCAACATACAGCAGATTCCCCGGTCAAAAGACTTTCGTGAGTGTTTTATTGCCACGCCTGGGTTCAAACTAGTCATATGTGACTGGGCTCAAATTGAACTTCGACTAGGTGCGGAGTTAATCAATATCCCTCAGATGAAAGCGGCTTTTATTAACAAAATTGACTTGCACACATTAACCGCAAGTTTGATTTATAAAAAAGACATTAATGACGTTACAAAAGAAGAACGGCAAGACGGTAAAACTTTGAACTTTGCTTTGTTATACGGTATGGGTTTTAGAAAATATAAAACATACGCAGCTCAAAGCGGAAAAATGATAACTTTATCTGAAGCTAAAGTTGCCCATACTGCTTTTCATGCGGCTTATCCACGCTTGCGTTCTTGGCACCAGGAACGCAATGCTTTAGTTGCCGACGGCTGGGCCTACACCAGAACCGCTTGCGGACGGCGCAGATTACTGAGTTACGACGACGCAACAATGATGTGTAGTGCGAACACATTAATCCAAGGTTCGGGAGCAGACATTTTAAAAATTGCTATAGCAAAAATCGCGGATTATTTAAATGAGGATGCTTATTTAATCGCTTGCGTACACGATGAACTGGTCCTGGAAGTAAAGGAAGAACTTGCTGAAAAATACAAACATATTCTGGAAGATGCGATGATAAAAGCAGCAGAAATTGTTTTAAAAACGGTACCAGCCGAAGCAGACGCTAGTGCTGGTTTTTCGTGGGCTGCTAAATAATGAAATTTAAATCCCAAAACAAATAATTAAGGCATATAATTTAATCAGTTTTTAAAAATTTGATGAGCTTAGTAAAACTTAAAGTAAATCCAGACAAAGAAGTGTGCACCGTGAAATTAAACAGTGCTTACCACGGGGTTATTGTGGGGCAAGAAAGTCTCTACCTTACGGACGAATCATTTGATTCGCCGCTTAAAGCAGCAAACTTTGCAAGGCAATTAAAGCGCACAAATAAAATTGATTTAAATATTAAAAAAAATCAACAATCACTCAAATTAAAATTTCAATCTAAAATACTCAAAGTTTGTAAACTGTACACGGAAACCGAAATGGCCGACGCGACCAGCTTACGGTTCCGGGAAACGTGGGTTATTCTCAGCCCATCAGGTAAATTTGTTAAATCTGTTTTAAAAGAAAATAAAGTAGCAGAGTACTCTGATACAAAGGAAAACGCTATGTTATTTAAAACATATGAGGAAGCTCGTATGAAACAAAATACTTTAAATATGGTACTGAAACAAGGGCATTACTTGAGGCGGTTTTTTATCGAAAGTAAATAGTCTTGCTAAACTAAACACACGGGACTATTTTTAAAAATGCCATCAGGTCGTCGGTTCGCGGGTAATTTTTTTGGTTTTACCCCACAGGAGGACAATCAGGAAGAGTCAGAATCTGTGCTGTCCGGTTATTTTCCAGAATTAAAACTCTCTGCTGGGATCAATAAAGGTTCACGAGGTGGCCGTTTAGGAGCATCTTCTGGTCAAGGCGGACAACAAGCTACCTTCACGTCACCCGGTGGGGCTGCTGTTCTAACACCTGCTCCTACTCCTCCTTCAGCTCCTGCTTCTAGCCCCGCTCCTGCTCCTGCTGGACCTGACTATTCATCTCAGTTATCCGCAATATTAGCTTCGCTTGCGCCGAAACAACCTGTTGAAGCGCCTAAACCTGCTTTGGCTGACCCCAAGACCGAGGGTATAAAAAGCTCCTACCAAACCTTCTTAGGGCGTGCACCACAGCAACAGGAAGTTCAAAATTGGGTGGGTACGGGTAAGTCCTTGCCTGAAATTCAACAAGGTTTAGCAAATAGTGCATACTCTTTATCTGGCACTCAGTCAATTAAAGATTCTTACCAAGCTTCTCTTGGGAGACAGCCTAATGCGCAAGAAATCTCTAACTGGCAAGGTACTGGAAAATCTATAGACCAGATTAAACAAGATCTTGCGACCATTGGTGCGAGTGGTCGAGGTTATTGAGTTTAATTACAAATGACGTTCGCAGCTTACGAAAGTGAGGCAAACGATTGGTGGGAAAAGTTATCTTACGAAGATAAATTAAAAGCTTTTTTTGTAGTTACAAACAAAATATATAAAGGAGATTTAAAAGACAGAGGTACGTATCGGTATGTACTTTACGATGTTTTTAAATTTGATTGCGATAGCTATATAGTCGGAATGGACTCAGGGTATTTAGATGTGCATAATGCAATCTACACAAAGGATGATATACTTGCCGCAGCAAAAAAATTAGCTCCCGAAGGAGCCCATGACTTTACCAGCAACGACGTGTACTGATTCGTATAGGTTAATTTTAAGAGAAGAATCAAAACACTTAAAAATTTCTATAAAAGCTTACGACAGTAACCACGCTCAGGCTCAAGCAACAGATATTTCTCGAAGCATAAATGCTTCTAGCTATGAACTAGGTTACGAAAAACAAAAAGTATCCCCACTCTCAGAGTTATTTGAAAAATTAGCTTTTAACTTATTTACATACAACACATGCACAGAGTGGGGAGGTAAATTCAGTAATAAAGCTCCTTGTGTTTATATATTTGGTAGACGGTTATTTCTAAAAAATTTAATTCTTCGTTACTTAGATATTCCAACTGACTCAAATGTAAAACTTACGTGCAATTGTACATGTTGTATAAACCCATATCACTTTGCGTATTTATTTGGAAAAAACTCAAAACTCTCTTGCGGTGACACCAAATTGCTACTAGCCTACCGAAGCCAAGGCACTGGCATAAACCAGATAGCCGACGCACTTAACGTACACCGTTCAACGATTTACAGGAAACTAAAAAATGAACGTTTTTCTTCTGGGTTTACGAGTAACAGCTGAAGCACAAGAGGACGATCAAGGGGTTTTAAATGTGCTGACGGAATCTCTTCCGTCTAGTGACAAGCGTGTTGCAACAAAAGTGCAACTGCTACAGCAAAAAGGACACTATGTCGGTGGCCTTATAAAAGATTTAAAACTTGAACAAACTGTCCTAGCACTCGGACCAACCCGACCAACACCGGATGGTGTCTTACAGATGCAGCCTATTCTGGTTGTTACTTCAGATAACTTCAGTGACTTGCTGGCCATTAATTTGTTTATGGCTACAGGAGGACTTGGGCCTAAATCTGAGGAAGTTGAGCTAAGTGATACCACGGTGACGAATCGCTCGCTTGCGTGGCAAACAGAAAGCTCAGAAACTGCATGGTTCAAACTGACAGCTTGGGGTGAACTCTCAAAACAATTGTCAGACCTTGCACCGGGAACTCCAACCATTGCTGTTGGAAAAGTTTCAACAAGTGAAAAAGACGACAAATTTTATTTAAACTACAACGTGGACAAGATTCTGTACTTGCCCAAATCCAACAAAACTGCACCTAAAAAAGCTGCTGATCCTGAAAAAGGTAAAGTTGCTGCAGCTGCTCTCGGTTCTATTGATTTCTCTCTCTGATCTAGGTACTAACTATGGTGTTCATCGCTGGTCAATTTTCTGAAGACGAAATTCTTTGTAATGTTCCCCCACATACTTTAAGAATTGATCTACAGGCTCGTCGTTGGAAATCTGATGTTGATTCTGACAGCGCGATCGTAGATCGAAATGACAATGGTATTCCAATTGAATTTGTGCTTTTGGGGTTTAGCCCGTATTTTGGCAACCTTGGAATGCGTAATCAAGAAGAATTTCTCCGCATTGCTTACATCGGTGTCAGCCCTAACCACAGGTTGCTTCCTCCTCGATGTGTGACTACTTCTATGATTTCTGGCAAATCCTCTCAGAAAAATTTTATTGGTTATTTTCAAACTCTTTACAACAACAGGATTAACTGTGCTTCAGTTGTTACAGCTACTAAGTTTGTAACTCGAAGTTTCAATGAACGCGATCCTGTAACTGGTGCTGATGGAGCAAAGATTAACTTTAATGCTCTTGAATTCTCTGATCGTCCTGTTGCTACAGACGAAGAAACTAAATTAATCAATGACATCGATGATTGGATTTCGAATCAAGGACCTGGGCTCATCGCTGCCGCACTCAAATCTCACATTCCTGGATCGGATTTGGTTGAGCTTTCACTTGGCTCAGATCACACGGAGATTAAAGCGCAGTTTGCCGCATCTCGACCACCATCGCAAGAGCGGACTTTTGGTCAGAGTTCAGCTCCTGCTAAGGCTCTTAAGTCTGCTGTGGTGGATGATGCTGATGAACCGACTACAGCTTCTACTCCAAAACCTAAAAAAGCTGTCG